GCTGTCAAGGGGGGTAAACGCGCCTCCTAGGTGACAAAAAGGGGCCTCACGAGCATCACGAGCATGTCACGAGCATGCGCGTGGATGCGCGTGATGCGCGTGATTTGGACTGCTGGCGGACCGAAAAGGGCCACGAGCATGGTCGCGTGATGCGGGTGAAAAGGGGCCGTTTCGGGGCTGTTTTCACGAGCATGGCGTGGGATGCGCGTGAAGAAAATGTCGTGCAGATAGCCGGATTCTGCGTTCAATGCGTGGATTTTGGGGGTGTTTCACGAGCATGTGGCTGATTTCACGAGCATGGGTTTTGATATGCGAGTGAGTCTCTCTGTTTGCTTGCTGGCTTGACTGTTGACGGCCTGGGCGGATGTGGTAGCATCGCGGCATGGAATCGGTGATCGTTGATGCAGGCACGGCGAGCGGCGCGGTCACTCCCCAAATACTGGGAGGCGGTGGCGCAAAAGATGCCGCGGCCATGCGACTCCAGCCTCCGGGGAGCGGCGGCACCCGTCTGCCGGTCGGTCGGCCCAAGGGCACGCAGAACAAAGTCTCGCGCACGATCCGCGAAGCGGTCGAGCTCGCAAGCCAGCCAGGCCAGTGCCACCCGAAAGGCCTCGCTGGCTGGCTTGTCGAGCGTGCGAAGAGCCGGAGCGCGGCAGACAGACAGATCTTCGCTGGACTGGTTGCGAAGGCTTTGCCGCTCCAGGTGCATGCACAGCACTCCGGCGGCATCGCCATCCAGCTCGGCTGGTTGCAGTCCCGCGGCATCGGTGCGACACAGGCCGACCCGGCCGGCAGCGTCACGCTCGAGGCCCGCGAGATCGACGGCCAGGTCGTGCTTGAGCCCGCGCAGCTCGGGGACGCGCAGCCCGAGGGACAAGGCATGAGCGGGGCCTAGCCCCTGCCTGCCCCGAGCTGGGGGGGTGTCGGCTGGCCGACCCCCTACCCCCCGTCGACCCGGAGGTGGGGGGGTGGCGCAGAAATGGTACCTCCCCCCGAATTGAGCACCCCAAAAAAAGGTTTTGCGTAAACCTCAATGAACCTTCAGGACTACAAGCCCCGCGAAGTATTCCTGCCGCTGCACAACCGCAGCAAGCGGTGGGCGTGCGTGGTCGCGCACCGCCGCGCCGGGAAGACGGTCGCCATGTGCGCCGACCTCGTGATCGGGGCGCTGGAGACGGCACTGCCGCGGCCGCAGTTCGCGTACCTGGCCCCGTTCCGGGATCAGGCCAAGCGGGTCGCGTGGAACTACCTGAAGGAGCTCACCCGCGAGTTCTGGGTCCAGCCGCCCAACGAGAGCGAGCTGCGGATCGACCTCCGGAACGGGCACAAGGGCGAGAGCCGGATCTATGTGGCCGGCGCGGACAACCCCGACGCCCTGCGGGGCATGTATTTCGACGGCGTCGTGATGGACGAGGTCGGGCAGATGCGCCCGAGCGCCTGGTACAGCGTCCTGCGACCGGCCCTGTCGGACAGGAAGGGCTGGGCGATCTGGGCCGGGACGCCGGCGGGCAAGAATTTCTTCTGGCAACTCAGGGAAGAGGCGCGGCTGAATCCCGAGACCCACATCCTGATGCAGTTGCCGGCGAGCAAGACGGGGATTCTGGACCCGGATGAGCTGCGTGACGCGCAGGCGCAGATGACGCCGGAGACCTACGCGACCGAGTACGAGATCAGCTTCGATGCCTCGATACCGGGCGCGTACTACGCGAAGATCGTGGGCGAGCTGTACGAGAAAAAGCAGATCGGGGAGCACAAATTGGACCCCGAGTTGCCGGTCGACTACGCGGCTGACCTGGGCTACACGGACAGTTGCAGCTGGTGGGGCTGGCAGACGACCCATGACGGGTACAGGGTCGTCGATTTCTACGAAGCAGACGGCCAGCCGATCGCGCACTACATCGACTGGCTGAAGAAGCGGCCGCACAAGGTCGGGAACGTCTACCTGCCCCATGACGCACGGGCGAAGAGCCTCCAGACGGGCAAGAGCATCATCGAGCAGTTCCTGTCGGCGGGGATCAGCCCGCGGATGGCCCCGGAACTGGGCCTCCAAGACGGGATCGAGGCCTCAAGGATGGTGCTTGAGCGGTGCTGGTTCGACGAGGGCGCCTGCTATGACGGCATCGATCACCTCCGCGGCTACATGCGCGAGTGGGACGAGAAGACCCAGACCTTCAGGAACCGCCCAAAGCACGACCAGCACAGCCACGCAGCAGATGCATTCCGTTACATGGCCCTCTCAGTGCGTAAGACATTGCCAAGAGAGCTCGATTCATCCAGAATAGCGCGGCGACAGGGCGTTTCGCAGGGGGTGAATTACGCCTTCTCACTGGATGACATCTGGGATACCGGGCCAAAACAGACAACGAGGGTCGGTTGATGGAAACGTCCGCGAAGATCGAGAAGTCGACTGATTTTGCGGCGACTCCCGCAGGAATGGCCGACCGCTGGGGCACCGAGATCGAGGCATCCAAGCAGGAGCTCGACCCCTTTCACCGTGACGCCCGCAAGATCGTCAAGAGATTCCTCGACAAGCGCGATGCCTGGGAGGAAGGCGAGAGCCGCGTCAACCTGTTCTGGTCGACGATCAAGGTCCTGCTGTCGATGCTCTACGCCCGCCCGCCCAAGGCGGACGTCAGCCGCTCCTGGCAGGACGCGGACGACGACCAGGCCCGCGTGGCCAGCACGATCATGCAGCGGATGCTGAACAAGGACTTCGAGGAGCAGGTCTCGTCGTGGGACGGGACGATCCGGCAGGGCATCGAGGACTGGCTGGTGGTCGGGATGGGCCAGTGCTGGATGCGCTACGAGGTCGAGATCGAGGAAGAAGAGGTCCCGGCAATCATCGACCCGATGACCGGGATCGAGATCGAGCCGGCGACCATGATCGAGAAGATCGTGGACGAAGAGGCCGAGCTGGACTATGTCCACTATCAGGACTTCTTCTACAGCCCGGCGCGCACCTGGCGCGAGGTGCGTTGGGTCGCGCGCCGGGTCCACATGACGCGCGAGCAACTGGACGCGCGCTTTGGCGAGGCAATCGCCAAGGCCGTCCCGATGCTCCAGGCCAAGCGCGAGAACGACGAGCAGACGACCAAGAACGACCCGTGGGCGCGCGCCGAGGTCTACGAGATCTGGTGCAAGGAGAACAAGAAGGTCTACTGGTACGCCAAGGGCGCGCCCGTGATTCTGGACGTGAAGGACGACCCGCTCGAGCTCGACGGGTTCTTCCCCTGCCCGATGCCCCTGACGGCAAACGTCACGAGCGCCAACTTCATCCCGCGGGCAGACTACGTTTTCGCGCAAGACCAGTTCCAAGAGCTGGACGAGATCAATACGCGGATCAAGTGGCTGACCCGTGCGGCCAAGGTCGTGGGGATCTACGACAAGGCCGCAGACGGCGTCCAGAGGATGTTCCAGCAGGCATCCGAGAACCAACTGATCCCGGTCGACAACTGGGCCATGTTCTCCGAGGGCGGCGGGATCAAGGGCAAGGTCGACTGGGTCCCGATCGATGCGGTCGTCAATGCCATCGAGCGCCTGCGCGTCTACCGGGCCGACAAGACCCAGCAGATCTACGAGGTCCTTGGGATCAGTGACATCATGCGCGGCGCGACCCGCTCGGGCGAGACCGCGACGGCGCAGCAGATCAAGGCGCAGTTCGGCTCGACGCGGATTCAGTTGCACCAGTTCTACATCGCGCAGTGGATCACCGAGACCCTGCGGATAAAAGCCGAGATCATCGCCAAGCATTTCCAGCCGCAGACGATCGTCAACCGCAGCAACATCCTGCGAACGCCCGACGCGCAGTTTGCCGCCGCCGCGATCCAACTTCTCAAGGACGAAGAGGTCTCGCAGTACCGCATCGTGGTCGAGGCCGACAGCATGGCCCAGATGGACTGGGCGGCGGAACGGGACGCGGCGGTTCAATTCATGCAGGGCCTGGGCGCGTTCATCTCTCAAGTCGCCCCGATGGCCCAACAAGAGCCCGAGGCCGGCCCGTACCTGATGCGGATCATGCAGTGGGCGGTGAGCAAGTTCCGGGTCAGCACAGAGATCGAGTCTGTCCTTGACCAAGCGGTCGACGCGATGAAGAAGAAGCTTGAGCAGCCCAAGGGCCCGCCGCAGCCTGACCCCGACACGGTCATCAAGGCGCAGATCGAGCAGGCCAAGATCGCCAGCAACGAGAAGATAGCGGCCTTCGAGATGCAGTCCGACCAGCAGGTCGCGGCACTCAAGGCCACGGTCGAGTTGCAGAAGATCGAGATGCAGGCAAAGATCGACCAGATGGCGGCGCAGTTCGAGCGGGTGCAGCAGATGATGGGGATGGTCCAGAAGACCAACCCCGTAATCCAGCTGGACGGCCTGACCGGGGCGGTGCAAGACCTCTCAAGCCGCCAGGCCGAAGGCCAGATGAGCCAGACGCAGCAGATGCAGGAGCTGATGGACAAGCTCACCAAACGCCGCAAGCGCGTGCCGATCCGCGATGCAAATGGCGACATTCTTGAGGTGCGAGAAGTCGATGACGACGAGGGCGACATGAATGTGCTGCCGCCCGGAGTCGTTGGTGGCCCGCCTGGCTCGCCCATTGTGAACTAAGGAAGACATGGCAATCCAACTATCCATTGCGGTCAGGAACGGCAGGCTCGACTCGTTCGAGACGGTCTGCGGCACCAGCGCGGTGATGAAGATTTTCACCGGCTCGCCGCCCGCGAACTGTGCTGCTGCGGATTCAGGCACCACGCTGGCGACCGCGAACCTGCCGAGCGACTGGATGGCAGCGGCCAGCTCCGGCAGCAAGTCGAAGTCGGGCACCTGGGAAGATCTGAGTGCGGACAACAACGGCACGGCGGGACACTTCCGCATCTATGACAGCGGCGTCACGACCTGCCAC